AAGTGTGGCAAATCTCCTTGCGAATGTGATAAGGAAGATGCGAGAGAACTTCCAACTAAGATGGATCTCTTCAAGAACAAGTTGAGAGCAAGAGGCATCAAAGTTGCTGGTATCACTCCTTCTCCAAGAAACATGAAAGTCGGTGGTGATGATATCGGTGAAGCAGTAGATAGAGCAAAATATGAGAAGATTGCGAAAGAACCTGCTCCTAAGGATGACAAGAAAGCAGCATACGCTTTCAAGGACAATAAGGACAGACAGAGAGATCTCAAAAAACTAGCAAGATTGGTCAGACATGCTGACGGTCAGAGGAGAAATCCTGCAATGTATAACTCTTTTGAACCAGAAGGTGAGCAGATCAATGAGCGTGGTGACTTCTGGCATCCCGATCCCGAGAAGGATCGCAAACTGGGTGGTCCTGGTGCTAACCAGCGTGCTCGTGAAGATCGTGCTGATGCTGCTAAACCCAAGAAGGATTACAGCAAGACAACCAAGCCTGGTGAATCCTACATGGATTATGCCAAGCGTAAGAAAGCAGAAACGTCGAAGAGATCTGTCAAGTATTCTCCTGAGATTCAGAAGCGTCTCGACGCTGCTAAAGCAAAGAAGAAAGAAGGTATCGTCGGTAAGATCGCTCGTAAGATTGGTCTGAAGAAAGAAGATTGTCAGAAGACCTATCGTGAGTTTATTGCAGAAGGCAACCGCACTGGTCGCATGATGCAAAAGTCCAAGACTCAAGTTACTGGTCACATTTCTGCTGACCGTGGCGATGACGAGAAGAAGAATCGTGAGGGTCGTAAGACTCTTGAGAAAGATCTCAAGAAGCACGGTATCGGTCACAAGAAAGGTGTGGGCGAGTATAAGTATGGCAGTGGTGAAACTGGTCGTGAGGTTTCCTATCAGACATCAAAACCTGATAAGATGTCTAAGCGTAGATTTGGTAAAGTAATGCGTCGTCTGGGACGCAAGCATGGGCAAGAATCTGTGATCACCAAAGATAAGGACAAGTCTGCTAAACTTCACTACACTGAGAAGGGTAGTAAGGCAAAGTCCGATTCTATCGGTAAGACCAAAGCAGGCAAGCATCCCGAAGGTTACGGTGAAACATCTGGCACCAAGGTGAGAGGCGGCAAACTTCCCAAGAAAACCACTAAAGGAGCGTATCATTATGGCTGAGCGTAGCACCACCTGTCAGTTTTGCGGTTTGACTGCACCTAAGGGTCATGCCAAACCCTTCACCTACATCGAAAAGCACGAAGCAAACTGCCCGAAAAATCCTAAAAACAAATGAAACGTTTCAAGCAGTATATTTCCGAAAAGCAAGAATGTCCTGAAGGCACCTCATGGTGCAGCAAGTGCAAGCGTTGCAAAGAAGTCCCCTGTGGTAAGGAGATGAAGGAGGGGGTTGGACTCGCTGTTGCTAAGGTAATTGATAAAACAAAACCACCCCTGGGTAGACCCTCTAAGCGTAGAGCAGTTAGCACTGCTTTGAAAATGAGGCAGGTTATGAAGGATGCTGAGGCGAATAAGAAACGCAAATTCTCAGGCAAGGCAGCAGTTGCTGAAGGTGCTGCCTGGACTAAGAAGGAAGGGCAGAATTCTGAAGGTGGTCTCAATGAGAAGGGTCGCAAGTCTTATGAGCGTGAGAATCCTGGCAGCGATCTGAAAGCACCCAGCAAGAAAGTTGGCAACCCTCGTCGTAAGTCTTTCTGTGCAAGAATGAAGGGTATGCGTAAGAGGCAGAAACCCTCCAACAACACAGGCGATGATCGTCTGTCTAAGTCCCTCAGAGCGTGGAATTGCTGATGAAATCATTCAAAGGTTATCTATCCGAAAGCGTCAACATCTCTGGCGACTTTAATGGCAATCTCTATATGGGGTCTGCTCCTGAATCTGTGCAAGAAACATACGAGGCAGATATGGAGTGGAATGGACAACTGTATCGTATTGAGGTGCAGTATGAAGGTAAGATTCCTGGGAGAAACGAACTGACCGAGATGGTGCAGTCTGAGTATCCTGGCGCCATCATTCAGAATGTTTATCCTCTGACAGAAAGTAAGAAGATTGTTTCCAGTAAGAGGATTGCACACGATAGTGAGTGGTCCTGATAAATGAAAAACTATATTATTGAGGACCAGTTTCCGTTACAGGTTGCCAGAGGTAAAGTAAAGGGCGCATCATTCATTCATAAGTTTGGTGCTGTCCCCTCTTTGTCTATCAATACTACTGGCACGGTTTGGGATGTTGGAGATACAATCTACCCCTGGTCTGCATTTGACACTCCTGGTGTGCTTGTAGCAGCACAGGCAAATGCTTCTGACAACGGTAAAGTTGTCCGAGTGCTTGGACTTGATGAAAACTGGGGTGAGATTAGTGAAGATTTCACTCTGTCTAGTGCAGCAGCAGTAACTGGCACTAAGACATTCAAACGAGTTTATAGAGCATACATTCTCACTGGTGCAAACAATGTTGGTCAAGTAAACTTCTCTCGTGGTGGCACTACTATCCTGAGAATCACTGCAGGACTTGGACAAACTCTGATGGCAGTATATACCGTGCCAGATGGATACACTGCATACATTCACAGGGGTTCTTGCTCAGCACAGGCAGGTGCAGATGCAACGGGTTATATGTATGTAAGATACAACGCTGTTGGAACTGCTTTCCGAGTTGGTCATACTTTTGAGGTTGGTGGAGATGGTGGATTCTATGATTACACCTTCGCTTACCCAGTTGCAATCCCAGAGCATTCGGATATTGATGTGCGTCTAACGACTCGTAGTAACAATGGTCGTTTCACTGCAGCATTTGATATTCTTCTTATTAAAGACGATACTCCGATTCCTGGCAATACTGACTATCTATATTTCCCTTAATCATTTCTTCTGATGTCTTACATCAGTCTTAAGAATGTCTCATTTTGGTAAATAGTAGAGTATAATGAGCGTAACAGCTTGATACCAATGGTAGCATTCTATCTGTGCGTTGTAATCCTTCTCTGTATGATTTGGTATGCTGGGATGGAAGGAACTATGCGAGTATTTGCATATCTCGATCTCCAAATTAGATACCTAGGAATCAAGTTTCAGATGTGGCGTATGAAAAGAGACCTAGAGCGTAAACTTGGTCTTCCCACATCCGATTTTTCCAGTATTTTTAAGGAGTTAGGAGATGACTGACAAGGAGATGTCCGACCTATCGGTTACTCGTGCAGAGTGTCCGAAGTGTGGTGCTTTATGGATCAATGGAGAGCACTACTGGTCTGGTACAGGCAAGAAAGGAAATGAATTAGATCTTGCTGGATTAGTGTGCAATAAACTTGGCAACTTCCAGTGCATCAATCCCAAGCGTGGTATGGATGGTGGTGTTACCTGGGAACAACGTTTAGAAGAATTGGGTAAAGATATGCCAGCAGATGCTGACAATAATTTGTAACATATCTTATTTCTATTCTAGATAGAGTAGTTGAAAATACTCATCAAATGCAATTCATTTTTGCACTTCTCACCACATTTCTTTTTGCAGTTCCCGTTTGGGCAGTAGATGTACAAATGGGGTATAACGGAGGTCTCGTCTTTGAACCCTCAGAAATTGAAATCAACGCTGGTGATAGCATCCATTTTATCAATAATGTGCTACCTCCTCACAATGTCGTTGTTGATGGTCATCCCGAGCTCAGCCATACAGGTCTGGCATTTTCTCCTGGAGAATCCTTTGACGTTTCCTTTGATGTTCCTGGTGAGTATACCTTTTGGTGCGATCCTCACAAAGGTGCGGGAATGATTGGGCATATTCGTGTCTCATAATCATAACTATGAACCTATGCCTGCCTGGGTTGCCTGGGCAGGTGTAGGATTGATGATGTTCACCGTCATCATCTTTGTTGTCTTCACACTTTCTGTAATGTATTTCGGATGAACCACGCTGATCACTCAACTTTTGAACACCTTATTCATATGTTTCTTTGCTGTATTGCTGGTCTAGGTATCGGCACCCTAGCAGTCTGGGGATACAATCAAATTAAATCAAATAAAAATCACAACCCCTAATGGAAAATCCCAACGAATTGCTAACAAGACAAGAATGTCAAAGTCTTATAGACAAGGCAATCAAAAAACACAACAGAAATGCCGCATTGATCAGTCTAACATTAGGGTGTATTGCATTGGCAGGTTATGTTGATGGTATGTTGCGAATTATCGAACGGGTAGGTCAATGAATGAAAACGAAGACAAAGAACATTTTACAGATGAGGACGAAAAGTTATTGAGGCAAGCAATGCAATTTATAAAGCATCGCGAACTTTGCCAAGAACCTTTTGATGGTTATTGGGAGGATGATGATGACGTTTAAGTTATTGTTGTGTTTTCTCCCATTAGCAACCATCTACATAGTAATGAAACTTGCTGTCTGGTTGTCAGCAGTCAGTGCCGAATCCGAGTATGTCCGAGAAGAATCACTCAAACCACACGGACCTTATGTGGCAAACGCATATGAAGACGTTGATGAAGAGGACGAGGAATATGGAAGTCGCACAGATTATAGATGATGCTCTCTTTGAGTATTATTCTGAGAAAGGTTTGGAGGTTCCAAAGTGGAGAATGCAAAAAGATCCCCAATGGTGGATCGATTACTTAAGGGAACTTGGGATAGACCAATAATGGAACATCTATTGGGAAAAGCACTTGCAATTATTGCAATTCCATTTGTACTGACCACACTCTACTTCGGTTCAAAGAAAGGATCCTATTATGAATCCGACGATTATAAGGGAAATGGAACCGCGCATTAGACAGCGGTACCATTTTGCTACATCTGCATTTGCTAGAATTTTTGGCGTTCCCAAAGTTACTGAGCAGATGCAGTTTTTTTGTTTAGAATGGGCAAAGACTGATGAGGTTGCCCCATTAGACTGTCTACGTCAAGTAGATAGATATTTCAATTTGTTGTGGAATGATGAAAGAAATCGGTAGTATCGCACACTGGACTCTAAATAATCCTTACACTCTTGGTATATTATGTTTTTTGCTGGTGATGGTTCCTATCATTGGTATCGCATATGTCCACCGAAAACCTACCTGAGATAATTGGTATCGTTCTTCTGTTAGTATTTGCTGCCACGATGTTTTATCAAGGCACGATGATATTTCAGGGAAAGAGAGGTTATAGGCATTGTGAAAGAGAACAAGCAAAACTTGATGATACCAGAAAACGTATTGAAGAATTATTCAAGGACAAATGACACAAGAACCTGTCTGGTCTGTAATCATACTCCTCTGTTGTGGACTAGTATTTACGCTCTATTGTGTCGTATATATACTTAGACTATCCTTTAAGGAACTAGAAGAAGATGGGAGCGATGACACCCCCGAGTCGGAAGAGTTGTTACAACTTCCGAGTGATCAGCATAGATAGAGTGCTGGATGGAGACACGATCGATGTCACGATTGATCTCGGTTTTGATTTATATAAAAAAGAAAGAGTTAGAGTTGCTGGCGTGGACACGCCCGAAAAGCGTACCAGAGACGACGAAGAAAAAGCACTCGGATACGATGCAACCAACTGGCTCAAAGAGAAACTGGAAGGTGCTATCGCAGGTGACGATGAGCTTACTGTTAGGACTGAGCTTGTGGGCGGTGTTGGTAAATACGGGAGACTCCTCGGATGGCTCTACATCGGTGACGCAGAGTTGTCCCTCAATGAGCAAATGATTACCGAAGGATATGCTTGGGCATACGATGGTGGCACAAAACAAAAAGACTTTGAAGAACTTAGAGAAATTCGTCGTGCTCACGGAACACTGATTGAATGAAAATCGTTAGTATTGAATTGGGTGAAGACCTGCAAGATGAATATGAGTTTTGGTTAGCAGCAAAGCAAGCACTGGGTGTTGAAAGATCTATTAACAACTTTCTCTACTACATAGATCAGTATGGGACATTCAAAAATCCCAAAATTCCTGAGGAATCGTAATGGATACCAGTGCTTACCTTGGCAATCCTAATCTAAAAAAGGCAAATATTCCAACAAACTTCACACCTGAACAGGTGGAGGAGTTTATTAAGTGCAGCCAAGATCCAATTTACTTTATTAGAAATTACATCAAAATCGTTTCTCTCGATGAGGGTGTTATTCCATTTCACCTATATGATTTTCAGGAGACGATGGTATCTCGTTTCCACGACAATCGTTTCAACATTGCAAAACTACCTCGTCAGTCTGGTAAGTCTACTGTTGTTACAGCGTACCTATTGTGGTATGTAATCTTCAACGATAACGTCAATGTCGCAATCCTCGCTAACAAAGCTGCCACTGCACGAGAGATGCTTGGACGCTTACAACTCTCTTACGAGAATCTTCCTAAGTGGATGCAGCAAGGTATTATTGGTTGGAACAAAGGGTCGGTGGAACTGGAGAACGGCTCTAAACTCTTGGCTGCATCTACTTCTGCTAGTGCCGTCAGGGGTATGTCTTTTAACGTCATTTTTCTGGACGAATTCGCGTTCGTTCCGAATAATATCGCTGATCAGTTTTTCAGTTCCGTTTATCCTACTATATCATCAGGTAAGTCAACAAAAGTTATTATCATCTCTACTCCTCACGGGATGAATATGTACTACAAGCTCTGGCACGATGCAGAGCGTGGTACGAACGAATATATTCCTACAGAAGTCCACTGGTCTGAGGTACCAGGAAGAGATGAGGAGTGGAAAGCGCAAACTATCCGCAACACGTCCGAACAGCAGTTCCGTGTTGAGTTTGAATGCGAGTTCCTTGGATCGGTTGATACACTGATCTCCCCAAGCAAGTTGCGCGTGATGGCATATGATGATCCAATCACACGAAGTAATGGATTGGACATATATGAAGAACCAAAGAAAGATCATAATTACACAATGACTGTGGACGTAGCACGTGGAATCAATGGAGATTATAGTGCGTTCACTTTATTTGATACAACCACTGTACCATATAGGTTGATTGGTAAGTATCGAAATAACGAAATCAAACCACTTCTTTTCCCTGACGTTATTGTACAAACTGCCAAAGCATATAATCACGCTTATATTTTGGTAGAAGTAAATGACATCGGTGGTCAAGTTGCAGACATCATACAATATGATCTCGAATATGACAACCTTTTGATGGCAGCAATGCGTGGGCGTGCTGGACAGGTAGTTGGTCAGGGATTCTCTGGGGGCAAAGTCCAGATGGGTGTCAAGATGTCTAGTGCGGTCAAAAAGGTCGGTTGTTCAAACTTAAAACAACTTCTTGAGGGTGATAAATTAGTTATCACTGACTATGATATTATTTCGGAACTAACCACATTCATCCAGAAAGGGCAGTCCTGGCAGGCAGAAGAGGGTTGTAACGACGACTTGGCAATGTGTCTGGTGATGTTCTCTTGGCTTGCCGTACAAGACTATTTCAAGGAACTTCACGATAATGACATCCGAGCAAGGATGTATGAAGAACAGCGTGAAGCGATCGAAGCAGATATGGCACCGTTCGGATTTATGGATGATGGTCTACAGGATACATCGTTTGTAGATACTGATGGTGATGTGTGGCACGTTGATGAATATGGTGACCGTGCATTTATGTGGGAGTATAGGTAATGGACTTTGACCAGCAGATTGAACTTGAACATCTGCTGTTTGTTGACAGGCAATGTCGCAAGTGTTTGAGAACTATGAGTCTATTAGATAACTTCTATAAGACTAGAAAGGATAGGGGAAATAATGTGTCTGCATATTCTTATGAGTGTAAGCAATGCACTATTAAAAGAATATCCAAGAATAGAAAAAAGTATAGCAAACGGTTTGGGAATGACTACCCAGATTGGTAATTTGTTCACGTTCTGCTTCCCCAGTAGAACACTTACAAATTCTAAATATTAGTAGAAAGATTGAAGAATTTTCAGGAGATTAAGCAATGGCATCTACCCAACTTTCGCCAGGGGTCGTTGTTCTTGAAAAGGATCTGACTACAGTTGCAAACGCAACTCTTGATAATGTCGCGGTGATCGTCGGTTCTTTTGAGAAAGGTCCAGTCAACCAGATTGTTGACATCACTTCCGAGAAGGAACTTCTCGCAGTGTTTGGTCGCCCTAACGATTACAACTACGAGTATTGGTTCTCGGCTGCACAATTCCTTCTGTACGGTGGTACATTGAAGGTTATCCGTGCAACCAGTTCTTCCCTAAAGAACGCTATCGATACAGCACAAACAACTGTCACAACCTTCTCTGGTTCTGACACCACTCTGACTGTACTTTCTGCTGCAGACATTGCGGTTAACGATTACCTGCAGATCGACGCTGAGATTCTGAGAGTCACCGCAATTGTTGGTAACGACCTCACAGTTCAGCGTGGTCAACTGGCAACAGCAGCAACCTCTCACTCTGCTGGTTCTGCAGTCACCCTGATTGAGGATGCTGGTACTAGCACCACAATGAATCACGGCGGTACTCTTGCTGCTGGTGATACTCTCCTGACTGTGACTTCTGTCGCAACCCTGGGTGTGACACTGAATGATTACATCAAGATTTCTGATGAAATTCTGCGTGTTACCTCTATCGCTGGTAACGACCTGACTGTTGAGCGTGGTGTTCTTGGAACAACCGCTGCTGCTCAAACTGATGGTCAGACTGTCGATAAAATGGTGGTGACTGTTTCCAAGACCAACATCAACGAAACAACTGCAACTGGTGTTAGTGCTCCTATCATCAAGTCTCTTGAAGAGTACGAAGCAAGCGTTGAGTCTGCATCTAACTCCTGGAAGTGGGGTGCTCGCAACCCTGGCATCTATGGCAACTCCCTGCGTGTTGTTGTAACTGATGCAGGTGCTGATCAGATCCTGTCTTTGGCACAACCTTCCACTGCTGAGTGGGAATTTGCAAGTTCAACACAGGTGACCTACAGCGCAGCAAACGCTACCGCACACATCTATCGCTACACCGTTGTTGCAACTCTTGATTCTGCATCTGTGGTTGGTGATTTCCAAACTGCAGAATACTGGAGAGCAGAGACCACCGCTGGTGTGTCTATCCCTGTTCAAGGTCAAGTGGTTGCTTATGATCCCATCAGCCGTAAGATCGAGATCGACTTTAACTACACTCTGTCCTCCGACGTTCTGAGTGTTGGTGATGTGATCGCTCTGTGGAGTGCAGAAACTGGTGGAGCTAGAACTGGCGACAAGGCAACGGTTTCTAGTATCGACCGTCAACTGCACGTCGTGACTGCATCGGGTGCCGAAAAGTATGCTGCTAACTACACACTGTCTGATGACAATGCTGGTGGCAATCCCAACATCAACGTGTCTTCCGTCCGCTCCGAGTATGACGAGCGTTATTTTGGTGGCGGTCAGCGTTGGGCATCTGTTGCACCCCGTCCTGGTACATCTCCTTGGGTTGATGATCGTGGTGGTAAGAACGACCAGATGCACATCCTCGTTCTCGATGGCGACGGAAAACTGACTGGTACTCCTGGTTCTGTCCTTGAGAAGTTCCTGTTCGTTTCCAAGGCATCTGATGCACGTGGTACTCAAGGTGAGACCGTGTACTATAAGGATGTCATTAAGAACGATTCTTCCTATCTGTTCTGGGGTTCTCACGAAACTGGTGCAATCTACGATGTTGATGGTGCCGCATCTGGTCTGTGGGGTTCCTCTGGTGTGTCTCGTTCCTTCGACTTGATCCAGCAGGATACTGCAATCAAGAACAATGAGACCAACCTTGCTCGCGAAATCATTGGTACAACTAATGGTTCCACCGCTTTCTATCACCTGCAAGGTGGTACAGACGGTTACACCCTGGCACGCTCCGAGATTCTCGGCGGTTATGACCTGGTGGCAGATAAGGAAACCATTGATGTTGATTACATCCTGATGGGTCCTGGTATGGCAGACACTAGCGATACCGTCGCTAAGGCACAAAAAATCATTGACATTGCGGCAACCCGCCAAGATTGTTTGGCATTCATCTCTCCGAACCGTAACGATGTTATCGGTCAGAGCGATGTTAACGTTATCGTGAACCGTACGGTTGACTTCTTCAACCAACTGAGCAGCACTTCTTATGCTGTGTTCGATAACAACTACAAGTACATCTATGATAAGTATAACGACAAGTATCGTTATATCGCTTGTAACGCTGATGTTGCAGGTCTGACTCTGAGCACCACTCTTAACTCTGAGGCTTGGTACTCTCCCGCTGGTTTCAACAGAGGTCAACTGCGTAACGCGATCAAACTCGCTTACTCTCCTCTGAAGGATCACCGCGATCGTCTGTATGCAGCACGCATCAACCCTGTGGTTGCATTCCCTGGTCAGGGCATTGTCCTGTTCGGTGATAAGACTGCACTCGCTTACCAGTCTGCTTTCGACCGTATCAACGTTCGTCGCCTGTTCCTGGTTCTCGAAGATGCAATCAGCAACGCTGCTAAGACTCAACTCTTTGAACTGAATGACGAGTTCACTCGCGCATCGTTCAAGAATATCGTTGAACCCTTCCTGCGTTCTGTCCAGTCCCGTCGTGGAATCGTGGACTTCCTGGTTGTTTGCGACAGCAGCAACAACCCGCCCGAGGCAATTGACCGTGGTGAGTTCTTCGCTGAGATCTTCGTGAAGCCCACCCGCTCGATTAACTATGTGACTCTGACATTCACTGCTACTAGAACTGGTTCTAGTTTCGCTGAAGTCACCAACTGATCTCAAGAGAATTAACTAACGGAGAAAAACAATGGCAGAACAACAACCAGGACAGGTGGAGCAGAGCTCGGTAAGAGCTCCAATCTTCACCTTCCGCGATCAAGTTAGAGACTTTGCCCGTCCTAACCTTTTCCAAGTCGAAATCTATGCTCCCCCGATCCTTCAGGACGGGGTGAGCCCCCAATCTGGTGGCGTGGTCGGTTCTAGTTCCGACGCTTCTGAGAATGCTTCTGGCGCTTCCCAACTGAATGCATCTGAAGCATCTGCTTTCGGCACCTTCCTCGTTAAGGCAGCAAACATTCCCGCTTCTACAGTGGGTGTGGTTGAAGTGCCTTATCGTGGTCGTATGCTGAAGGTTGCTGGTGATCGCACATTTGAACCTTGGACAGTGACCGTGCTGAACGATCAGTCCTTCAAGTTCCGTGCTTTCTTTGAGTCCTGGTCCACAAACATCCAGGCTCTGCAGCAGAACTATCAGAACTCCAATACCATCGCTGACTATCAAGCAATGGCAAAGGTTCGCCAGATGGATCGCAAGGGAAACATCATCCGTACCTACAAGTTTGAAGGTATTTGGCCCAGCAACATCAGCGCAATTGATCTTGATTGGGGTAACAATGATACTCCCGAAGAGTACACAGTTGAGTTCCAAGTTCAATACTGGACATACGACACTGACATCAATACTGGAAACGCTGGTTGAGATCTTTCATAAATAGATCTGATAAAGCATCCTGACAGTCAATGTCTCAACTATTTGGTTATTCTCTTGAACGTGCCAAGAAGGGTCAGAATCCTGGCCCTTCTTTCGTGCGTAAAGAATCTGATGATGCAGCAACTCCGATTGCTGGTGGCGGTTTCTTTGGAACCGCTATTGATTTAGATGGTTCATATAAAGACGAACAAGATCTTATTCGTCGATACCGCGAAATGTCGATTCACCCAGAGTGTGATCGCGCTATCGATGATGTTGTAAACGAAGCAATTGCTGGAGAACTTGATGATACTCCAGTGGACATTGAATTGTCCAACTTGCAAGTAAGTAATAACATTAAGAAGAAAATTCGCGAAGAATTTGATAATGTTCTTCGTCTTCTTGATTTCGATAAAAAAGCGTACGATATTTTCCGTCGTTGGTATATTGATGGTAAATTGTATTACCACAAAGTAATCGATACCAAGAACCCAAGAAAAGGTATTACTGAACTTCGTTATATTGACCCGCGAAAGATTCGCAAAGTCATCGAGCTTGAAAGACCAAAGGACAAAACATTCATCGATCCTCGTTCGATGGAATCCAATCTTGCTCCCAAGTCTGCAGAATATTACATTTATAACCCGAAAGGACTGCGAGCAGCAGAAACTGCAGGTATCAAAGTAGCACCTGATGCAATTGCCTTCTGCCACTCTGGTCTGAAGGATATGAATAAGAATGTGATTATGTCACATTTGCACAAGGCTATCAAAGCACTCAATCAACTGAGAATGATTGAAGATAGTCTTGTGATCTATCGTCTCTCTCGTGCACCCGAGCGTCGTATTTTCTACATTGATGTGGGTAATCTGCCGAAGCAAAAGGCAGAACAATATCTGCGCGAAGTGATGTCTCGCTATAGAAATAAACTGGTGTACAACGCAGACACTGGCGAGATTCGTGATGACCGCAAGTTTATGTCAATGCTGGAAGACTTCTGGCTTCCTCGCCGTGAAGGTGGTCGTGGTACAGAAATCACTACTCTCCCTGGCGGGCAAAATCTGGGCGAACTGGAAGACGTTAAGTATTTCCAGAAAAAACTGTATCGCGCACTGAATGTTCCCGAGTCACGTCTGGAATCCGAATCCACATTCAACCTGGGACGTGCTGCTGAGATCACACGCGATGAAATCAAATTCCAGAAGTTTGTCACTCGCCTCCGCAAAAAATTCTCCGAACTGTTTCACGATCTTCTGAAAACTCAGTTGATCCTTAAAGGCGTCATCTCTATTGAAGAGTGGGATGAGATGTCTGAACATATTCAGTATGACTTCATCGCAGATAACTACTTTGCGGAACTGAAAGAGAAAGAGATTATGACGGAACGTCTAAATCTTCTCGCCACAATGGATCCCTTTGCTGGTAAGTATTTCTCTCTTGATTATCTGCGTCGTCAGATTCTCAAGCAAACTGACGCTGAGATCACAGAAATCGATAAGCAAATCGAGAAAGAAATTGCTGATGGTAAGTTGATGGATCCTGCATCCATCGACCCCGCTACAGGTATGCCTCTTGAAGATCCTGCTGCAATGGGAGAAGTTCCAGTGGAAGAAACAACTGGTCCTCAAGGAATTGAATCCATTCCTCCTGGTGACTATAAACGCGGAGAATTCTAAATAATAATGTATTGAGGTACTAAAATTATGCCCAGTGTGGATGCTATGAATATCGTTAATAAGATTTTTTCAGGATCGAAGGATCTTAGTAGCGAAGTTGATGTTGCAATGAAAACTGCTTCTGCCGATGCTCTCGAAGCAAGAAAGAAGGAGATCGCTGCAAATTGGATGAACCCAGAACCTACGGAAGAAACCGATGAAACTGATTACGGAAACGATTGAAGACGTACAGATTCTTACCGAAGAAAAGAACGGTAAGAAGAATCTGTATATTGAAGGAACCTTCCTGCAAGGTGAAATCAAAAATAGAAATGGTCGTATGTACCCAATCGCCACTCTTGCAAGAGAGGTGGAGAAGTACAACGAAAGTTTCATCAAGTCTGGTCGTGCACTTGGCGAACTGGGTCATCCCGATGGTCCCACTGTGAACCTCGATCGCGTTTCTCACTTAATCACATCCCTGGTTCAAGAGGGAAACAACTTCCGTGGTAAAGCACGGATTCTGGATACACCTATGGGCAACATTGCTCGCAGTCTTCTTGACGAAGGTGTGAAACTTGGTGTTTCTTCTCGTGGCATTGGTTCACTGAGAGAGGCACGCGACGGTGCAAAGATCGTTGCTGATGACTTTATGCTCGCTACTGCTGCTGACATTGTGGCAGATCCTTCCGCGCCTGACGCTTTTGTCAATGGCATTATGGAAGGTCGTGAGTGGGTATGGAACAACGGCATCATTAAAGAGTCAGAGGTTGCCAACATTAAGCGTACCCTCGATCTCGCACCCAATCCCAAAGTTCTTGAAGAGGCAAAACTTTCCGCGTTTTCCCAATTCCTGAGAACTTTGTGAATTATAAATATTTCTAAGAATAGCAAAGACTACTAAGGAGACAACCAATGTCGCAAGAAAATGAAGTGATGGTTTCCGAAGAACAACAAGAAGTCACCGAAGCAAAGTTCGACGGTGCCGTTGCTGACGGTTCTTCGCTGGGTTCTGTCGAAGATCTGGGTGGTCCTACTCCCCAGAACAGCAAACCTGATGACGAGAGCAACAAACTGAAAGCTCCCGCTCAAACACAGGCTGCTGCTCCTAAGACTAAGCCCTCCGATGCATCTGCCAAGACAGAAAGCGCAGAAGCAGATGGTGATCTGATTGAGATCGATATGTCTGCAGATGTTGCTGCTCTGACCGAAGGTGAAGACCTGAGCGAAGAGTTCAAGCAAAAAGCAGCAACAATCTTTGAGGCAGCAGTCGTCTCTCGTCTCAATGAGGAAGTGGCACGTATTCACGACGAATATGCCGCTACCCTTGCTGAGGAAGTGGAATCTGTTAAGACCGAACTCGCTGAAAAGGTCGATGAGTATCTGACCTATGCAGTTGGCGAGTGGATGGGCAAGAACGAACTGGCAGTTGAAATCGGTCTGAAAGCCGAGATTGCCGAGTCTGTTGTTGCAGGTCTCAAAAAAGTTTTCGTCGAGAACCACATTGAGGTTCCCGAAGAGAAAACCGACATCATCTCTGAGATGGTGGAGGAACTTGATTCGATGGAAGCAAAACTCAACGAGCAAATTGAAAAGAACGTCGCTCTGACCCAATCGGTCGCAGCATACGTTAAGAATGGGATCGTGAAAGAAATCTCTGAAGGTCTGGCAGCAACCGAAAAGGAAAAGCTTGCTGGTCTGGCAGAGGGTGTTGAGTTTGAAGATGAAGAGTCTTTCCGCAGCAAGATTGAGACTCTGAAGGAGTCGTATTTCTCTAGCAAGCCCCAGGCAGCAGCAGAAACGATTGCTGAGGATGTCCAACCCGTTGTGGATACAGAAATGACGGATTCGATGTCTCGTTACGTCGATGCACTCCGTCGCTGGACTAAGTGAATTAGTCATTATTAAAACCATTTTTCAATAACCAAAAGAGGTAAAAAGCAAATGTTCAAGTCCGAGCATCTGCAGGAAAAGTGGGCACCCGTTCTTAATTGCGAGGGTCTTGATTCCATCAAGGACAGCTATAAGAAAGCGGTGACCGCAGTCCTGCTCGAAAACCAAGAATCCTTCCTCCGTGAGGAAGCAGGCATCCTTAATGAGGCTGCCCCCACAATGTCCGCTGGTACAGGCGGTTTCAGCAGCGCAAGCACCGCTACTGGTCCTGTCGCTGGTTTCGACCCCGTTCTGATCAGCCTGATCCGCCGTTCGATGCCTAAGCTGATTGCTTATGACATCGCTGGTGTTCAGCCGATGACTGGTCCTACTGGTCTGATCTTCGCAATGCGCTCCCGCTATGGCACCGACCGTGCTGCTGGCACCGAGGCATTCTTCAACGAAGCAGATACCGAGTTCTCTGCAGAGAACGCAGCAAGCAACCTGGGTCGTACCGCTCAGTCTGGTTCTAACCCTGGTCTGCTGAACGACGGTGGCACCTACAATACCTCCGATGGTATGCCCACCGCCGAGGCTGAAGCTCTGGGTGATGCAGCGGGTAACGCTTTCGCTGAAATGAACTTCAGCATCGAGAAAGTGACCGTTACTGCTAAGAGCCGTGCTCTGAAGGCAGAATACTCTCTGGAACTGGCACAAGACCTTAAGGCAGTGCACGGTCTGGACGCTGAGTCCGAGCTGGCAAACATCCTCTCCACAGAGGTGCTGGCTGAGATCAACCGCGAGGTTGTTCGTACTGTGTACAAGATTGCACGTCCTGGTGCTCAGAACAACACCGCAACTGCTGGTATCTTCGACCTCGATGTCGATTCCAACGGTCGCTGGTCTGTTGAGAAGTTCAAGGGTCTGCTCTTCCAGATCGAGCGTGATATGAACGCTATCGGTCACGAGACTCGTCGTGGCAAGGGTAACATCCTGATCTGTTCTGCTGACGTTGCTTCGGCACTGTCTATGGCAGGCGTTCTGGACTACACCCCCGCACTGGCTGGCAACAGCGGTCTGCTGCCCGATGACAACTCCAGCACCCTGGCTGGTACACTCAACGGTCGCATCAAGGTCTACGTCGATCCCTATTCTGCTAACGTTTCTGACCGTCACTTCTATGTGGCTGGTTACAAGGGTGGCAGCGCATACGACGCAGGTCTGTTCTATTGCCCCTACGTGCCCCTGCAGATGGTTCGTGCCGTCGGTCAGGACACCTTCCAGCCGAAGATCGGCTTCAAGACCCGCTACGGTCTGGTTGCTAACCCCTTCGCAGAAGGCACCTCCCAGGGCAGCGGTGCTCTTACCGCCAACGCTAACCGCTACTATCGTCGCGTGCTCGTTGACAACCTTATGTGATCCATTGGTCATATACCCAACACACGAGGACCCCTTCGGGGGTCCTTTTTTTATAGATACTGGTAAACTGTAATTACAAATGCCGAGAAACAACGTGAAGAAAAGTGAATTGGAAGTGCGTCTTTTGAAAATGAAGAACGAACTCTACAACGGTTCTTGGTCTGCAAAAGGTGCTGAGTGGCACGACGGAGCACACACAATGCTAAATCGTATGTTGGAGATGTTGCAGGAATATCGCGACTAAATACTAACGAACGAAGCCACCAATATAGCAAATGTCTTTCGCTTCTCAAATCAGCAACAGGAACTTTTTAAGTCCAGGTGGCTTTCGTTTTACCTTAGCAAAGTATCCCAAGGTGGCATATTTTGCACAGATGGCAAACATCCCAGGTATTTCTCTCGGTCTTGTCGAACAAGCAACTCCGTTTAGACCAGCGTACATCGATGGTGGATTGGAGTATTCAAGATTCAATCTTCAATTTATTGTTGACGAAGATCTTGAAAACTATCTAATCATCCACAACTGGATGCGTGCACTTGGAGTTCCCGATAATTATGCTGAGCGTGATGCATTTGAAACCGCAAATTATATCAAAGGTTCGGGTGCACCACAGGTATTTGCCGATGGTACTTTGACAATTTTGAATTCAAATTTTCAACCATCATATAACGTCGTATTCAAAGATCTAAAACCCATCGATCTTGGCACATTAGATTTTGATGGAACACTTACAGATCAAGAATATTTCCAAGCAGTTGTAACTTTTGATTATCTATCCTACGAGATCCAAAGTCTTGAAGGAAAACGTCTGACTAATCTTTCGTAATTTATGGCACTACTTGATGATTTGCAAGAGTCCTGGTCAAAGGACTGTGATTTTAATGAGGCAAATTTGGGAGAGGAATCTCTACTAATCCCAAGATTGCATCAAAAGTATTTTGTGCAATACAACAAATATAAACTGATCCTTGAGGAAGAGAAACTAAAACTCAAGACAGTTTGGAGAAATAAGTGGTTGTGGTACAACGGTAAAGCAGTTGATGATAATGGTGCTGCCTTTGATCTCAAGATCTTAAAGGGCGATATTAACACGTTCCTAGAAAGTGATGAGGATATTCAAAAACAGCAATTGCGAATTGCGTACTTTGAAACTTGCATAAATTATATTGAGAACATTCTCAAAATGATTAACAATCGTGGATTCCAAGTGAAGAACGCGATTGATGCAAAGCGATTTGAATTTCCTATTTGATGACTATCATCGAGAAAAAGAACGAAGTTTTCCTCCGCATTCGGACCGAACTTCACATTCATCAAGAACTTGCAGAATACTTCAGTTTTGAAGTTCCCGAAGCAAAGTTCCTACAGAAACAACGTCGCTACAAAAGGTGGGATGGGAGAATTCGTTTGTATTCTCCTGGCACTGGTGAACTTCACGTTGGGTTATTTCATTACCTGACGGAGTGGTTGCAACAAAACAATTACGACTATACGGTAGAAGATAGTAAGTATTATGGAACACCAGGAGAAGAAGATGTTGGCGTATCACCTGAGGCAGTTGCAGGTTTTGTTAGATCTTTGGGTGTGCCTTTCAAGGCAAGAGATTACCAACTCCAATCAATTTATCGAGCACTTAGGCATCACCGTAGATTATTACTATCACCCACTGGGTCTGGGAAATCATTCATAATTTATTGTCTTGTTCGTTGGCATTTACAACGCAACAGAGAAATTTTAATTGTTGTACCAACAACATCTCTGGTTGAACAACTCTATAAGGACTTTGAAGATTATGGATGGAACGCAAGACATCACGTCGGGAAAATCTATGGAGGTCAAGACCGTTATATCAAATCTCCTGTCGTCATATCTACGTGGCAATCTATCTACAAGGAACCTAAAAATTATTTTAATCGGTTTGATGTTGTCATTGGCGATGAAGCACACCTCTTCAAAGCAAAGTCACTAACTTCAATTATGGACAAGTGCCACGATGCGAAGTATCGGATTGGATTGACTGGCACATTGGATGGAATGCAGTCTCACCAGTTACAACTGGAAGGAGTTTTTGGCACTGTGAATCGTTCCATCCGTACAAAAGATTTACAAGAAAATGGTCAGTTGTCTGACTTGAAGATAAACATTCTGGTATGTAAGCATCCGTACATTGGGTTTGAAACGTATCACGATGAAATGAACTATATCATCTCTCACGAGAAACGCAACAAAATCATTACTGGTCTTGCTCGTGATCTAAATGGTAACACTCTAATTCTATTCAACTACGTTGAAAAACACGGAGAGCCTCTTTGGGAGATGCTAAATAGTCGTGGGGAAGGAAAGCAAGTCTTCTTCGTTCACGGTGGTATACCTACTCAAGAACGGGAAGAGATACGAAGAATATGTGAGTCATCTAACAATTCAATTATTCTTGCCTCTTACGGCACTTTCTCAACTGGTATCAACATCAAAAATCTACACAACGTTATATTTGCTTCCCCATCTAAATCACGTGTACGAAATCTACAATCTATAGGTAGAGCACTTAGGTTGCACGATTCCAAATCTCGGGCAACTCTCTATGATTTCGCTGATGACATCAGTAATGGTCGTAATCGTAATGCAACTTTGAACCATTTAATTGAACGTATTCGCATCTACAAAGATGAGAAATTTGATTATTCTGTCACTGAGATCAAACTCGGAGGAAACTAAGGTATGTCCCTAAGTTATGTGAGACCAGACGATGAATTCTTTGGTTGCATCAAATTAACGAACGGTGAAGAAATTCTTGCTCGTTGCATTGTTGCTGAAGAATCTGAAGATGTTCGTATTGTGTTTGTGCAAGACCCTGCAAAAGTACACGCAACAGAAACTATGCAGGGAGACAAACGCGCAGTTGCTGTGGGACTAAAAAAGTGGATGGTGTTTTCTGATGAAGAATTTTACATCATCCCTGAAGAAAAAGTTTTAACGATCGCTCCGATGTCAACGGAGGCGATTGCTATGTACAAAATATTCTGTAAGACAGAATTGGATTCTGATTATGATCTGAACGCTGACCGTGGTGCAGATCTAAATGAATCTATGGGGTATCTGGGGAAAGTAGATGACACCAGACAGAAATTAGAAGATATATTTAAGCTAGATACTTAGAAGTATCAGATCAACCCTTACAGTGTTGATTATAATTAGTTATTAGCATCGTGTCAAGCTCTTGACTATTTGTGTTGATTCTGATATACTTTTGTGATGAATAGGTCGAACTATGGTACTGTTAATGGAACGTAAGAAAAACCAACATTACGTTGACAATCAGAAGTTCTTGGCAGCGATAGTTGACTATCGTGACAGAGTGGAGATTGCAAAAATAAAAGGTAGACCGAAACCTCGTATTGATGAATACATCGGTGACTGCTTTTTGAAAATTGCAACACACTTGTCATATAGACCAAACTTCATCAACTATATGTACAAGGAAGATATGATCTCCGATGGTGTGGAGAACTGTGTTCAGTACATTGATAACTTCAATCCTGAGAAGTCGAAGAATCCATTCGCTTACTTTACTCAGATTGTTTACTATGCTTTTCTAAGACGCATCGCTAAAGAGAAACGCCAGATGGACATCAAAGATAAAATCATTGAGAAGTCTGGTTTTGATCAAGTCTTTCACAGTGATGACAGTTCAAATGATTCGGTGTATAATGGAATCAAATCTCGTATCGAGATGAACAATCGTTATTGACTTATGAAAGAGCATCCAGAAATTGCAGAAGTTGAATGGATTGACGACTGCTTTAGGGTTTATAAAACCGAATATGGACTCTGGCATAGTGCTAAGAAAGATGGAACTGAACTTGTGACTGCCCTTACAGATGATGTGTGCATTCATATGACTCGGTTTTATCTTAAAGGTCTCCAAGAAGGATGGGGAGAAAGTCGTGTTCTTAATGATGGTATTGTCGGAGGTAAACTATGAAACACACCCACATTGACAAAAATGGAAATACTTGGGAATGGGAAGTTACAAATGAGACTGAAGCAGCACTTAAGAAACTTCAGAACTCTATTCGGGAAAACCTCCTCAAGCGACCAAATGAACCCAAGTGAAAAGAAGATCCTTGCAGAAATGCAGATCAACAATCTCAAGCAACTTCTTAATGCAGATGCTTTCCATCAGGTTATTGTTCACTCCAATGGAAAACGTCAAAATCGTTATGTGATCACCTATGAAGATTCTACTGATAACTGATCAACACTTTGGTGTCAGAAATGACAACCAAGTCTTTATCGAAAAGTATCGTCAGTTCTATCAGAATTCTGTAATTCCTTTCATCAGGAAGAACAACATTAAACACGTCTTCTGTTTGGGAGATACTTTTGATAAACGAAAAAGTATTAACTTTCTCAGTTTAGAATCTGCAAAGGATATGTGGTTCAAGCCATTGGAGGATATGGGAGTTAGTCTCTATATGCTTCTTGGCAACCACGACATTTATTATAAGAACACTCTTAAAGTAAATGCACCCAAACACCTGTTGGGAGAATTTGATAACATTACGGTTATTGATAAACCAACAGAACTCCGCTTTGAGAAAATGAAAGTTTTGATGTTACCTTGGATGTGTGACACAAACAAAACTGATATTCTGAAAGTGGTTGAATCGAGTGACGCTGATGTATGTCTAGGTCACTTAGAACTGAATGGGTTTGAGGCAATTCCAGGACATCGAATGGAACACGGCGATGATCCAAAGATTTTTGATAAGTTTAAGTTGACTTGTTCTGGACATTTCCATATGAAATCCAGAAAAGGTAATATCAATTATCTCGGTAATCCGTACCAATTGTACTGGAATGACTACTCCCAAAAGCGAGGGTTTCATATTCTAAATAGTGACACTCTCGCGTTGAAATTTTATCAGAACCCATATAACATCTTTAACAAATTGTGGTATGATGATGTTAAGAATGACTATGAAGAACTTCCAGATTTTTCTGATCTTCAGGGGTCGTTCGTAAAACTCATCGTTCAGAATCGAGAAAATCAAGTTTGGTTTGATCGATATGTTAAAGCACTCCATAATTCAAATGTTGCTGATCTCAAAATTATTGAGGATGTAACTCTTGAATTGGATGATGTTGATGAGTCTGTTAAAATGGAAGATACTATGACGGTTCTTGAATCGTATGTAGAGAGTTTAGAAGAAAGCATTGACAAGAAAAATGTCACGTCAATTCTTAAATCTCTCTATGTCGAAGCACTAGATCTCTAATGTACATTCTTTTAGACTCTGCTAGTGGCGGCGTATATGCTGTCAACAATGACCAAACTGCATCAAAAACAGTTCAGATTTTTGTTGACAAAGACGACGCAGAACGTTATAATATGATGCTTGAGGCGCTTGATTATAAGCGCACTCTTGAGATCACAGAAGTCGATCTCGATGTTGTTGTTCACAATTGTCAACTGCATCATTATGACTATGTGGTTATTCAACCAGATGATGTTGTAGTACCACCGTTATGATTGTATTTGAGAAGATTCGTTGGAAGAACTTTCTTTCCACTGGAAACCAGTTCACCGAAATTCAACTGAATCAATCTCCATCCACGTTAATCGTGGGATCTAACGGTGCTGGTAAGTCCACTATGTTGGACGCACTATGTTTTTGCCTATTCAATAAACCTTTTCGTAAAATCAACAAACCTCAACTTGTTAACACTGTTAATGAGCGTGAGTGTGTTGTTGAGATTGAATTTAGAATTGGCGGAATTGAATATCAAGTAACAAGAGGTGTTAAACCAAATGTCTTTGAGATCCATAGAAACGGACAACTCATTGATCAAGATGCTGCAAATAGAGACTATCAAAAGTATCTTGAGCAAAGCATACTTAAACTTAACTACAAGTCTTTCACTCAGGTTGTTATTCTTGGCAGTAGCACTTTTGTTCCTTTTATGCAATTGCCTGCTGCTCATAGACGAGAAGTTATCGAAGATCTACTGGATATTCAAATCTTTTCGCATATGAATACGCTCCTCAAAGAGAGGATCAAAGATAACAATGAATCTCTGAGGAATTGCAAACATCAACTGGAACTTGCACAACAAGCAATTTCTGCCCAGCAAAATACCATCAATAAACTTACTGGTGTAAACCAAGAACGTATTGATGCACTGCAAGCAAAGTTTGTTGTGAACGAAGATCGGATGCTTGGTATTAAAGAAGAACTCTCCAAAATCGAATCTGAATTGAAACGAATGGAATCTTCTTCCCTCGCACTTGAGAAGAGTGAGGATACACTCAAGAAGTATACTAGTGTACGGACAAAACTGGACGTGCGAAATGATAAGATCTCTAAAGATCTTGCTTTCTTTAACGACAACACTTCTTGCCCAGTGTGTAGTCAAGATATTGAGGAACAGTTTCGTACTGCTAAACTCGGTATCTTGAATACCAAGATGACTGAACTGGTTGAAGCAACTTCAAAACTAGATTCTGAGATTTCAACTGCTCAGGATATGGTTAATAAACTCAAGAAAGAAACTGAAACCGTCACTGAGTATCAGTTTGAACTGAAAAGGCTCTTTACCGAAGAGCAACGTCTAATGAGGCAGAATACTGACATCATTAGTGAAGTTCGTGAATTGAGTGATCAACCAGACATCAACAGCGAAAAGGAAATTCTTAATGCATTGCAAACCAAATTTACTGAAAAGGAATTTGCTTGCTCAAATGTCTCTAAGGAATCATCCGATCTTAAATTGGTGGCGGGGTTATTGAAAGATGGTGGGATTAAATCTAAGATTATTTCTAAGTATATTCCCATCATCAATCAACGAATTAACAAGTACCTTGCCGATATGGATACCTTTGTCAACTTTACCCTTGACGAAGAGTTCAATGAAGTGATAAAATCTAGGCATCGCGACACGTTCTCATATGCTTCCTTTTCTGAAGGAGAGAAGCAAAAAATTGATCTCTCCCTTTTGTTTACTTGGAGACACGTCGCGAAAATTAAAAACTCCGTCACTACTAATCTTTTGATTCTTGATGAAGTTTTTGATTCCAGCCTAGATACTCAAGCAACTGACGAGTTGCTTAAAATTCTAAAGACTCTTGGAGAAGAAACCAACCTGTTTATCATTTCACATAAAGGTGAAGTTCTAGTTGACAAGTTTGACAGAACTATTACCTTTGAAAAGGTAAACGGTTTCTCCAAGTCTCGTATGGACTAGGGGTAGTAGCTCAGTTGGTTAGAGTACCTGCCTGTCACGCAGGGTGCCGTGGGTTCAAGTCCCATCTATCCCGCCTTGCCTCCGTAGCTCAGCTGGATAGAGCAACGGTTTTGTAAACCGTAGGTCGTCGGTTCAAGTCCGACCGTGGGCTTGAGGGTAATCCTCTGTTATATCCTTGAGGTATATTACGATTACTCCATCAACATCTGGTAGTCTATTGGTAAGGACACCCCGACAAGGGAGTTGGAAACTAGGTTCGATTCCTAGACAGATGACATTGCCGTGGTTCAGATTTTATGATAGAATCCAGTGGGGCGTCTATCAAACCAATCTGATTTAGTCTCACAATCACACGGCACACGGGGAATTAGCTCAGTTGGTAGAGCGCCTGCTTTGCAAGCAGGATGTCAGCGGTTCGAGTCCGCTATTCTCCATCGGAATCTGATGCTCCGAGTATACTATGTTTGACATTCCATTTTACGTTAGCAATGGGGAACTACCTCAGCACGATGAGTTTAAGGAACAAATCCAATCTCGCCGTGAAGAATTCTGTTGCGACCGCAATCGCTTCTATGGCACTGGGTGGTCAAGCGTACATACCAACTGGGAACTCCACAAAGAATATCCATTTTTTGAGGAGTTCCTTTTATATAAACAAGAATTATTTGATCCAGAACTTGAAGTTACACACTGTTGGGTTAACATCAATCCTAACGGTGGTTTCCAAATGCGTCATAATCACGCAGAAGCAGATGTTGCAGGTACCTATTATCTGGATGTTCCTGTTGGTAACTCAGGCGATCTGTTTCTCTATCATCCTGCACCCGAAGTAGAAACGCTGAATAGGATCAAACCATATTGGCCATTTACTCATTGCCAGGTTCCTAGAGAACAAGATCTATATTTCTGGCCAGGTTACCAAGATCACGAAGTTCGTATGAATGAAACGGAGAACGAAAGATGGTCAATCAGTTTTATGATGTCGGTTCCTTCAAACGTCCGAGAACAAAGATTTCCAAATTTACCGAAACCAGGACAAATCACCAGGTAACACACGCAGATTTATTCCCCACAAGGATCTCAGCATTTTATAATTCCAATACTGTAATCGGCACAGAAATAAGTTCTATCCCCCAAGATGATCCAGATATTCTGTCCCACATTTCAACTGGTGCTAAAGCAGAAATAATCACGGGATCACATTCTGGTATGAATAGGTTGCAGTTATTTCGTAAGTATGAAGATGAACTTCAAACCTTCATTGATTGGATTTATAGTTGCCTAGATTACACTCATCCTGGTTTGGAAATACATCAGTCTTGGATTAACATTTCAACTGGTGATGCATTTCAAATTGCACACACTCACGCACACTCAACTGTTTCTGGAATCTATTATCACGAAACAGATGTGAATAATCACGGTGGGATTGTCTTCAATAATCCAAATCCATTCTCTAAAATGGATATGTGGGGTACCGAATCGGCAAGGCATTTTCCAGCAACCCCAAACACACTAATTCTTTTTCCGTCTTGGTTAGAACACAAAACTGTCAAGTCCAGAATAAATACCCCTAGAATTTCCATTGCTTTCAATGCGAGATGAACACTCCAAACTGGCAACACCATTCCAAAAAGGAACAGAAACGAAAACTTAAACCGCAAGCACTCAGACAAGCAAAGGCACGTCGTAACCAGTTGCTAAACCGTCTACCCAAGACCTCCGATCACCGTCGGGGGTTTTATAGTATGTGTATCAACGCAACGGGGTTATGACTGTCAATACTGGAGTCAAGGGCACACTCGCCAAACTGCTCGCTACTGAAGATCTGATTATTGAGCACCGTAGTTGTGAGACTGCATCCTTTGATGTCCAGCGTCGTGTTCTGACCCTTCCTATCTGGGAAAAGGCATCGGAGCAAGTGTATGACCTGCTGGTGTCCCACGAGGTTGGTCACGCCTTGTACACGCCTTCCGACTGGGATAACTTTCAATGCCCTCAGTCATATGTCAATGTGACTGAAGATGCTCGTGTTGAGAAACTGATGAAGCGCCGCTATGCTGGTCTTCCCAAGACCTTCTATCGCGGTTATCAAGAACTGGATGGGGATGATTTCTTTAATACTAAAGGAGACTTGAATAAACTGAATTTGATTGATCGTATCAATCTACACTTCAAGGTTGGGAATTTCACGGAGATTCCTTTTAAGGATGATGAGAAGCAGTTTGTGGAAGAGGTTGCTTCTACCGAAACCTTTATCGAAGCAGTTGCAGTTGCAGAAAAAATCTTTGCTTTTATGAAGGAGCAACTCGAAAAAAATCGGGAGAATATTGAATCTAATCGAGAAACTAGCGAAGCACCTGGGGGAAGTGAGGTTCAGAGTGGTAACACCAGTGCAGAACCTTCTGATGAAGTTGATGATAGTGGTCAACCTACTGGTGAAGGTGATGATGAGGAATCTGGTAATGAAAGTAATGAAACTGTCACTGGCGGTTTGGATAATGAACTAGAAGCAACTACCGACACCGCATTGCAGGAGCACTTCAAATCTTTGGTGGAGAATTTCTATGACACCGAATATGTTGAAGTTCCTACTTTGCCTATTGACGAACTGGTCATTTCTCATAAACAGATATTGGAATCGATTCGCCGTGAGTTTGTGATCAATGATGATACTCCAGACTACCAAAAGTATTCTTTGGAAAAGAGTGCTGTAGATTTCAAGGAGTTCTTTGACAAATCCAAGAAGGAAGTTGCGTATCTGGTAAAGGAATTTGAATGTCGCAAGGCAGCAGATTCATACTCTCGCTCTGGATCTGCTCGTACTGGTGTTCTTGATACAGGAAAACTTCACACATACAAGTTCAATGAGGATTTGTTTAAGCGTGTGACAGTTCTTCCTGAAGGTAAGAATCACGGTATGGTGTTTCTTCTGGACTGGTCTGGATCTATGTCTGGCAATATCATTGATACGGTGAAGCAATTATTGCAACTGTGCTGGTTCTGCCGTAAGACTAATATCCCCTTCCGAGTCTTTACCTTTGGTCACAGTTGGGGTGCATTTAATGAAGAACGTGATCAGGATGCACGTGCAGTCCCTGGTAACATTGCATTTACTTACGGGTTTTCCTTGATGGAAGTTCTCACTTCAGAATGTAATACAAAAACATTCAATGAACTTGCTCTCGGTCTATGGCGCAACGCTGGTTCTGTTGGACACTACCCTGGCACCTGGGGGTCAATGTATCGGTTCCCCTGTTCCACTGGTATGAGTCTGGGTGGAACTCCTCTTCTGGATGCGATTGCTGCTATGCAGTCCGTTCTTCCAGACTTCATTCGTAAGAACAAAGTGCAAAAAGTTTCTCTTTCCATTCTCACTGATGGTGAGTCTGGTCCTACTCAAGTTTATGCACAACGCACACCACTCTTCGGTAACAAGATTTATGTGACATCCTTTGGTCGCCGTTGCCAACTTCGTGATCGAAAACGGGGGAAAATTTATCAGAAGTATGAGAACCCTATCGAACAAGTAAACGTTTTCCTTGAGAATCTTAAAGACAACTTCCCTCAAGTTTCTGTCCTTGGATTTCGTATTGTTGGATCACGTGATGTACGGTACTACTTCCGCAATATTTCTATTATGAATTATATTGGTAAAGACTTTGAACTTGCTGTTTCCAAATTTCGTAAAGATCGTTTCTATGAAATTGTTGATTCTCCATATGATCGTTTGTGGGTTCTCCCAACAAATGTGATGGAAGAAACCAATAATCTGGAGGAACTTGACACTGAAGCAACCACTGCACAGATCCGAACTGCTTTTAAGAAAATGTATCGTGCCAAGTCCAACAACAAAAAGATGATGACCAGTTTCGCGAGGACAGTTGCCTAAACTGTCCACCCCACCCCAATCTGGGGTGGAACCACCCCTATAATGAGTACATACCAAACAAACCAACAATGCCTTTCGCTCCTGCTCCTGTGACTACTGACGAACTGGTTGAATATCTTACCGAAGTATTCGGTCCCGAAGTTAATACCACCAACCTTCTTGCTGCTGCTGATTTCTTTGATGTTTCTCTGCCTACGATCAAGAATCGTCTTGATCAATATAAGTCTGGTCGTGGTAAGTGGAATCTGACCGTTCAAGACATTGAACGTGCTTATGAGGCGCCTTCTGTTGTTCCCGCTCAGGAACAAACGGTTCTGATTCCTGAAAAAGATCCCAATTTCGTCCCGTTCGGGAACTTCAATAACATTAAAAAGATCATCAAATCTGGTATCTTTTATCCCACTTACATCCAAGGTCTGTCTGGAAACGGTAAAACCTTTGGTGTTGAACAAGCGTGTGCTGCCCTAAATAGGGAGTTGATTCGTGTGAACATCACCATTGAGACTGACGAAGATGATCTTATTGGTGGGTTTCGTCTTGTTAATGGCGAAACTGTCTGGCACAATGGACCCGTCGTCGAAGCTCTGGCACGGGGAGCAGTGTTGCTTCTAGATGAAGTTGACCTTGCTTCCAACAAAATCCTTTGCCTACAGTCTGTGCTGGAAGGTAAAGGTGTGTTCCTTAAGAAGATTGGACGGTATGTTCAACCTGCTCCTGGTTTCACTGTGGTTGCTACTGCAAACACTAAGGGCAAAGGTTCTGACGATGGTCGTTTCGTTGGTACCAACGTACTGAACGAAGCATTCCTTGAGCGTTTTGCTATTACGCTTGAGCAGGATTACCCAACTACCACAACTGAGATTAAGATCCTGAGCAAGGTGTGCGCTGACGAACAGTTCTGTGCTCGTCTTGCTGACTGGGCAAGCATCATTCGCAAGACCTTTGCTGATGGTGGTATCGATGAGATCATTTCCACTCGTCGTCTTGTTCACGTTGCCAAGGCATATCAGATCTTTGGTTCTAAGGAAGATGCAATCAAGTTCAGCATCAATCGCTTTGATGATGAAACCAAGCAAGCATTCCTTGAATTGTATGACAAAATTGATGCCGACTTTGGTCGCGACCCCCTGCACGAAATCAATTGACAAAATAAACACTTAGTTGTACTATAAGAACCGTATGGAACTACCAATCAACGATCACGAACTGGGCACAATCATTGCTGCTCTCAAACTTGGTGGAGATACTTCTCTCCACAACAAACTCAAACTTGTTAGCGAACTTCGTGAACAAGATCTACCATACAAAAAAATTCTTCGGGAACAATACGGTTATGCCATTTAAGTATGACGAGGAAAAGATCCTTCAAGAGATCCGCGACTATGTGACCCATACTTATGCTGGTCATTACTCTGCTGGTAACGACAGGATTCAGACCCTCGATTTGATTGAGTCTGTTGGTGACGCAGAAGCATTCTGCCGTTGCAACATTCTTAAATATGCCTCTCGGTATGATAAGAAAGGATCGGCAAGACGGGACATCATTAAGATTATCCATTATGCTATGCTTCTCCTTCACTTCTCCGACAAGTCCACCACGACCGAACAGTATTCTCAATGAGCATTGTCAAACTATCCAAAAAAACTCAAAATATTCTTAAGAACTTCGCTACGATCAACAAGTCTATCGTTATCTCTCCTGGTAACAAGTTGCGTACAATGTCTGTCAACCGCAACATTTTTGCTTCTGTCGAGATTGCTGAAGACATCCCTCAGGAGGTCGCCATTTATGATCTCGGTGTTTTCCTCGCTGGTCTCTCACTCTTTGAGAATCCGATGTTCAGCTTCGACAGCGATAAGAAACTTGAGATCCGAGATGAAACGAGTAAGGCAACCACCTCATTCTACTATTGTGATCCTGAGATAATCACTAAACCGCCTCAGAAGGACATTGAAATGCCGCAGACTGATGTGGTCTTCAATCTGAAAACAGACACCTTGCAGGACCTTCTACGTGCCGCTAGTGTGTATCAAGTTCCTGATCTCTGCCTTTACAGCGGCAACGGTAACATCAACTTGATGGTTTGTGATAAGAAGAACGAAACTTCCAACACTTATTCTGTTCCAGTTGGCAAACTTGATGACGAAGATCAAGAATTTTGTTACTGCTTCAAGGTTGAGAACATTCGGATTCTTCCTGGTGATTACACCGTTAGCGTTGCAAAGAACAAAGTGAGTCATTTTGTTTCTGAAAGCAACAACCTTGAATACTACATCGCTTTGGAACCTGATTCAAAATGATTGCACTAGACCTCTTTGAATGTCCCATCTACGTTTCTACAGTACGTCAATGGCATAACGTAAAGGACAGTTTTCTCAAAACAATTGATTGGGGCAGCGAAGAGTGTTATCGTGAAGAGGGAATGGTCGGTGGTTACACCGACTATTTCAAGTTCTACAACGCTGGTATTGTACCTAACTACTTTGACAAGTTGATGGATATTATTTCTGAACCAATGTCAATGTTTCAGCAAATGAATCCTGGTTCATATGTTAGTAATGCTTGGTGTCAAAGGTATTCTAAAACTGCTTGTCATCCAGCACACAATCACGGAGCACTTGGATTTTCTGCTGTATTCTACGCACAGTTGGATTCCTATGACAGTCCAACATCATTCTTCTCACCGTTTCCAAATCCTTGGACAGGTCAAGTCAAAGCAGTAGTGCCAGATTGTAGGGAAGGTGATATAATTTTCTTCCCTTCCTCGTTGATCCATCAGTCATTACCCCACCGTGGGTATCAAGATAAGATCATTTTCTCCTTCAACATTTCCAAATCAACTGAGCAAATTTCATTATGAATGGTTTTCTGTGGTGTGAGCAATATCGTCCTCGCAAAATCGATGACTGTATTCTCCCAGAGAATATCAAAGACGTTCTAAATAAGTTCGTCGAACTGGGTGAAATTCCCAACCTTCTCCTCTCTGGTCCTCCTGGTATTGGTAAGACCACAGTTGCAAAGGCACTATGTGAACAACTTGGAGCAGACTATTATGTCATCAATGGATCCGACGAAGGTCGATTCCTCGATACTGTCAGAAGTAATGCGAAAAACTTCGCTTCGACCGTCTCGCTTTCGTCAACTGCTAAACACAAAGTCATCATCATTGATGAGGCAGACAACACAACTCCAGACGTACAACTCCTCCTACGGGCGACTATTGAGGAATTTGCTGGTAACTGTAGGTTTATCTTTACCTGCAACTACAAAAACAAAATCATTGCCCCCCTCCATTCTCGTTGCTCAGTTATCGACTTCTCCATCACAGGAAAAGACAAGCAACAACTCGCAGCAGTATTTTTCAAGCGTATCCAGTCAATCCTTGAAGAAAACAAAGTTGCTGCAGAACCTCGCGTTCTGGCGGCGTTAGTCCAAAAGTATTTCCCAGACTTCCGTCGCACTCTCAATGAACTACAACGTTATTCTTCCATTGGTAAGATTGACACTGGTGTTCTTGCTGCTGTATCTGATTCTAAACTTGACGACCTAGCAGGATTCCTTAAGGATAAGGAGTTCACCAAAATGAAAAAATGGGTCGTACAGAATCTGGATAATGAACCAACTCAAATTATGCGAAATGTCTATGACAGTCTCTACACGTATCTTACGCCCGCAAGCATTCCTGAAGCGGTTCTCATCATCGGTGAGTATCAGTACAAGTCTGCTTTCGTTGCCGATCACGAGATCAACCTGGTGGCATTTCTAACTGAACTTATGGTACGCTGTCAATTCAAATGAATATTGAATTAGAGTATTGGATGAAAAGGTTGATGGATGGTAAACCTCTCGATGAAACTAATCATTGGGTTAAAGAAATCCGTCGAGCTCAGCGTGAATTGCGAGCAGAGAAACGAGAAGCAAAAAAGTTACGGGAACAAAATGAGATTGATAGTGGTATCAACAGATTAAAATTAGAATCTAGAGAATATGATCAAATAATCTTTGAACAAGATAATACAATCGAATATGTTAATTCTAATTGTAATATCAAAGATTGTTATTCTAAAACTGCAAGAGTTATTCTTCGACCTGATACCAAACACTATGCCGAGTTAAAATGCAATCTATGCAACTGTCACAACAAGTGGTTACCCTATCCAGATGAATTCAAATGAACGTTAAACTAATCCGTGTCCTCTCTGGTGAAGATGTTGTTGCCGATCTAGTTAAAGAAGGTGACGGCACTATCACCATTATCAACCCCATCGTTGCTATTCCTTCAGGCAATGGTACTATGGGATTTGCTCCCTGGTCTCCGATTCTGAAAGAACGTGGAACTGAACTTGAGATTCCTCGTTCGTACGTTGTGTACATTGCTGAGACTCAGGATGGTATTGTTGATCAATACAAGCAAATGTTTTCTCTGATCCAAACACCCGATAAGAAAAAGATTATTGTCTGATGTATTACAACTTCAAAAACGCTCTTACTGATGTTCGTTCGGTCATCCATCTTATCGGGATGGAAGGACCGAATCTTATTGGTTTGGAGTTGGGTGTCGATCGTGCTGAAAGTCACTGCACAATTTTGCAGAACTGTCCTAACGTGAAGAAGTTGTATGGCATTGATGCATACGAACCATACACCGATTTTATGAATCCCAAAGGTGAGGGTCCACTCAACTCGGTAAATGCTGCCGAGATCGAAGTTATCGAATGGACTGCACATCATAATATTCGTTGGTCTGGTGAGGGGCATCGTTCGGAGATCTGGAAAGGTCGTACTGAAGATCTTCATCGTAGAACGGATGATGAAACATTCGACTTTATCTTTATGGATGCGTGGTTATCTTATGATCAGGTATGTCGTGAACTGAATGACTGGTATCCTAAACTTAAGAAGGGTGGTTTGTTTATTGGGCACGACTACGATTGTGAGAGGGTATCTCTAGCTGTTGCACAATTCCGAGAAGCATATTCCATAGATAATCATATGAGTGTCTACGATAGTATGTTTGTGTGGCGTAAATGAAAATCCATCATATCTTTCCTATTGAGATCTTTACATTCAAAAATGTAGATCTTGTGGAACCAACACTAGATGCACTAGATCCTATTGATAGGGGAATGTTTAATCTTCCCCATCCAGTACAGTCTACTAAAGGCAATTTACATAATCTCCCAGAATTCAAACCTCTTACTGATTGGATTCACAAATGTCTTGATGAAATTCAGGAAGATCAAGAATTTGAAATGTGGGGAAAGTTTGAGATCTCTATGATGTGGGGTAACGTATCGATGCCTCACAGTCACGGTATGCATCAACCACATCGACACCCGCTATCTTATTGGTCTGGTATCTATTGTCTCTCGGAAGGGCACCCTACACAGTTCCAAGATCCAGTGTGGGTTCGTTCATACAACCAGATGGAAGTAGTCTCATCCAAGTATAAGAACGCTTGCAGCGCCCCCGAGTATGGTCCTGGCACTCTTGTTGTTTGGCCAAGTTGGTTACTCCATTTCTCAACTCCCCACGTAGGAGATCAATTCCGTGCTAATATAGCATTCAATGCCCTCCCCACAGGTCCGATCAACTTCGGTCCTTTTGGGCAAAATATGGTCAACATCGAGTTGATCCAAGATGATCCCGTGATTCAACCTGATCCTGAATGAAATCTCTGAAGACACCTTTGCGTTATCCTGGCGGCAAGTCTCGCGCAGCACAGTATCTTCTACAGCAATTCCCCCAACAGATTGGTGAGTTTCGCGAACCATTTCTGGGTGGGGGTTCTGTTGCGATTGCCTTTACTAAGCAGAACCCAGAGGCAGAAGTCTGGGTGAATGACAAATACTATTACTTGTACAACTTCTGGGTGCAATTGCAGGAAGAGGGTGATCGTATGTCGGAGACTCTTCTAGCATTGAAAGACAAGAACGATAACCCAGAATCTGCTAAGGATCTGTTTCTCAAATGCAAGCAAGAGATTGCTGATGTTAATGAGTTTATGCAGGCAGTTTACTTTTATGTTCTAAACAAATGCTCTTTCTCGGGACTCACTGAGAATTCGTCCTTCTCCGCACAAGCATCCAACTCAAACTTCAGTAGGAGAGGGATGAAAAAACTTGTTGAGTTTCAGGATCTCATTCAACATTGGCATATTACTAATGATGATTACTCAACTCTCTTGATGGAGGATGGTACCGAAGATACTTTTGTATTCCTAGATCCTCCATATGACATCAAAGACTTCCTTTATGGAAACAAAGGTGGTACGATGCATAAGGGATTTGACCACAAATACTTTTCTGAGTGTTGCAAGGCATCTCCCTTTAACTGGATGATCACCTACAATTCAAATGAGAATACCCGTGAAATGTTTTCCGAGTATACTTTGACTGAGTGGAATCTCACTTATACGATGCGATCCACGGGTTCTTACAACTTAGATCAATCCAAGCGTAAAGAACTTCTAGTCACAAACTATTTCCAAAGTCCCCTCGATCAACTTTTTAATGAGCAAGAAAGAGCAGTATCCGCTGGGTGATTATCTTACCAGCATCAACTTCAGTAAAGAAGATCTGCGTGAGCGAGGAGAAGACTGGATCAAGAACTACCCACCATACATTGTTAATCGGTGTGTGAGTGGGCATCTTGATACTGTGATGTATGCAAACGAATTGAATCGTATGCACCACTTGGATAAGGACCTTCAATATTCGTTTTATCTAAATAGTCTGAGAAAGAAACGCCGTTTCTCTCCCTGGCAGCGAAAGGAAAAGATCGAAGATCTAAACCTCATCAAAGACTACTTCAAGTATTCAGATGACAAAGCACGGGATGCGTTACGAATTCTGACTAAAGATCAGATTGAATTGATTAGATCAAAAATGAATACTGGAGGAAAAGGATGACTGAGAATCCTACTGAGATTTCTTGGAACGCTGATATGATGGTTGAGGTTGCTCTCAATCAACCTGATGACTTTCTTAAGGTCAGAGAAACGTTAACTCGTATTGGTGTTGCTTCTCGCAAAGAAAAGAAACTATTTCAATCTTGCCACATTCTACATAAAAAGGGCAGGTATTATATCGTTCACTTCAAGGAACTGTTTGCGCTTGATGGTAAGCACGCAAACTTAACTTCCAATGATGTTGAGCGTCGTAATAGAATTACTAAACTTCTGTCTGATTGGGGTTTGGTAGAGATCGCACAACCAGAGTCTTTGGGCGAACTTGCACCACTCAATCAAATCAAAGTAATTTCATACAAAGATAAGGGAGATTGGATCTTAGAATCCAAATACAACATCGGCAAAAAGAAGACTGCAGAAGTCTAAATAAAAGAGCCTTGATTTTCTACTAATGCTCGGTAAAAAAGCCCAAGCAAAAGTGGAAGAGAAAGACCATCCTCACGATGAAGATAAGAGTGAAGTTCTTGGTAATTTGGTGAAAGTTGTCGTACTTATCTGGTCCGCTTCTCTTCTCACGTTCTCATACGTTCGCTTACCCAACGGTCAAAAAATTCTTGATTTTGATCCTACCTTTATCGCCTCGGTCTTTTCTGGTTCTCTAGCTGCCTTCGGTTTGTCTCCTGCTAAAGCAGGTGGCGGTAATGGGAACGGCAATGGTGTTAAATCATCTGCCAAAAAAGAACCCGAAGTTGTTTCCGCTATCGAACCTAAAAAAGATGCAAAAACTGATTAACATCGTAGCACTGCTGTCTGGTCTGACCTCCTTGGGTTTGATTGGCGGCAGTGCTTATGTGCTTCTGAATAAAGATGCACTCATCGAGTCTGCCAAGGAGCAGGCAATCAAAGCAGCAACAGAGTCTATTTCTGAAGCACTCCCTGGTATGATCCAAGGCGCTATGCCTAAGATGCCCTCTGTTACTGGTGGTGCTGTCCCTGCCGCTCCTGGAGTTGGTGGTGGTGCACCTGCTGTTACTGGTCCCGCTATTCCGTTCTAGAGATGAAACTCTGGAAGTCTCAAGTACAACCCGAACCTATCGTGGAGGAAATGCCAATGGAAACTCCAACAAAGAAAAAATCGCCAATAAAGATTGCTGGATTGGCATTACTTGGTGTTTTGGGTGTTGCTCACATAGGTGTACTTGGACATTTGTTGAATGCTACTAGACCACAATATCCCGTCATCAATTTCCCCACAGGCGATTATTCGTCATACAAAGTTGAGGCAACCAAAGACGGGTATAAAATTGAATATAAAGCAAACGATCCCAGGGTTCTGGAATCGGAAAGATCCCTTCAAGTCGATCAAGATAAGAAGGGATTTTTTGGTGGAGGTACAACACGCAGAAGAGAATATCGTACGGATCAATTCACTATGGATGGCGCTAGAAACTTGGGAGGTGGGGCATTAGACCCTGAGGGAAAGTTAGGTGCGAAAAGCGAAGAGTGTATCAGGGCGGACGCTGGAGCACGCTCTCAAGGTGCCCTAGCAGGGACTAGCATTGCTGCTGGTGCTCTCGTGCCTGCAGTCGTAGGAATCCCCTATATAGGGTGGTTGGCTGCTGGTTGGGTAACTCTTCTTGGTGGTAGAGTCGGATCTGATTTAGGTAGTCAAGTTGGTTCTGTATTCAATGATTGTTAATTATGACTACTACAAGAAGGAAAAGGGACAGGGATGCTGAAGGAAAGTTTTTTCTTTATGTTGCATTCCACTCAGTATTAACTGCGATTGCGAATTTATTTAAGGATGATTGATGCCTGAGATTCCCAACATTACTTCCACGGACATCAACATCCGTGGAATTGAAATCCCGAGAGTTATAACTGCTAACGAATATTACACATCAACTCCACTAGCACCACCTGTAGTGGTAAATATTGGTTCGCCCATCGTTGATGTTCCTGGTTGTGTTGAAGCTCACGAAAGTAACAACAAATCTAAAACCGTAGGTCAAGATGATTCGCGAGGATTGGTAACGTATTGCGATAATGGTGTCCCCAGTTATAATCCTATTCAGTATGAACCTAACCAGATGCTGCCCACTCAGCGTCCAGAGGTAGATACAAGGCAACCTAAAGCTCCCGAAGCACCAGACCTACCGATACCTAAAACTCCCCCTGCTACTGCCAAGGTAGATTGTCCTACACCAGCACAGCAGGCAAAGGAACCTGTTGGCACATACATTGAAGGTTTCCGAAAGAAAGTTACTGAGTATCAGTTAGTTGGTAACCAGTGTATTCAGATTACAGAACCTGTGCCTATTCCAGAGCAGATTGTTGCTGGTCTTCCTGCTGCTGGAACAGTAGTAACTACTTCAAGTATTGCTGTAGTGGCTACAGCATCAGCACTTATGGCAAAACCACTTGCAGACATCTTGCTGAAGGTTGTCAAACCAACAGTCAAGAAGGTGATGAAAAAGATTGCTGCTATCAGAGGGAAGACAGTTCCTGTACTGTCCACTGCCGAGCGTAGAAACGAGCAACGGGACCGAAACCGTGCTATAATGGCATTGAGACAAACGCTCAAGCCCAAATGACATACGAAGCAGAAGTTCAATTTAAGTTTGATGCTACGTTCACTCCCACTTATGGGACATCATCTTGGACTGATGATGATTACATTCCTGAAGAGCATTATCTTATCACTGCACCAGCAGCAGACCTTAACGCCAAACAGTATTTCAAACTTTTTGAAAAGTTTCTCCTCTGTGTAGGAATGGATCCTGTTTCCATTCGTAGCGGTGCTATGTCATTGGTATTCAATGACTATGTGCGTGAGGAAGATCAGCGTAAGGTCTGTAAGGAATATGAGTTGACTATGGACGAAGATCTTCATACGAAGTATCAAGAATGGAAGAACCTTGATGCAGCATTTGAGCATCACAAAGAAAACGTTATTGATAGTGCAAACGGAGTAGCATAATGAGTATCCCACATTTCAAATCCCAACACGATTGGGAAGCATTTACTCAAATCTTTGATAGTCAGTGGCATTGTAAGAAAGCACTGCTAGATCGTGTCAAAGATGATATGTTCCCTGGTTATGATTGGTACTCACTCACACCAAAGAGCATTGAAATCATCAACGACATCGTAACAAGTCTCCTGTATGATGTAGATCGTAAGTTCAAAGAAACACACCAGGACTATAAGACTGAGGATGATGAGTTGTTCATTCCTTATCGTTCTTTCAAGGAGAATGTATTGGAAGCATTGAACGAAGCACTCACACCCTATGAGTTACAATATAAGAATGATTGTCCTCCTTGTGACACTCTTTCTTGTGCGGATCATCTCACTGACGACTAATTTCTCCACCTAAATCCTCTGCTCTCTGAGATACGGGAGCAGGGATTTTATGAACGTGTGGATGGGTATGCCCTGGAGGATTATTCACAACCACATCAGCACACACTTTATAGTATGGTGAGCGTGGATGGAATTGAATTCCTTGCTTCATCAACTCACCACAGTTCTTAAGTCTAGCGATCTCAAAATCCAATCTCTTATTGGCAGTTGTCTGTTGCATCAAAGCGATGTTAGCAGCAGCTGCCTCTTTGCATTGGTCCTGCAACTTCTTATCGAGAGGACGAGACCAAGTAGCAGAGAAACCAACACCGAGATTGTAGTTATCTTTCTGTCCTGTCCTTACAGGAACACGATACAATACAGAACCAGGATTATCGGGAGCACCATCATCATCTAGATCCCTCATATCATATACAGGGTCATAGTAGTATGGTTCATATGGTTTGGTAGCAGAAGCACTTCCCGTTACATATGGAGTGATATTTAGGGTTGGACCTTGACATTGGATTCCTCCACCGTAGGTGTTGGTAATGTAGGGACCTTGTAAAACTTGAATGGCTTGGTTAGTAACACTGCCAGAACTATTGGCGACAGGAGCCGCAGTAGCACTAACACCACCAACTTCCGCGAGTGCTTCTTGAGGAATGAGCGCACTGATAATTACTGGGAGAAGATACTTGTAGTATCTGTTACGCTTGTAACCTCTGTGGTTCTTTGGATGATTGTTTGATTGCTCAGACCTGGACCTTTGTAGGTTTCTGTGAACTGAAACGCTCCTCCTGGAGTCGTTTGCGTAAAGTTTGGTCTGCTGTTGATTCCTGTCCATTGCGAAGTCACGCCGTCTATAGTTACATTGTTAGCACCAGTGCCAGGCTGCAATGCCCCCGATGCTGTAATTCCACTTCCAGTTACAGAGTATTGATACCCTGTGTTATAGTCCATCGAGTTGATGGTTTCCGTAATTTTTTGTGTTGTCTCAGTGTGGCTCGTCATCGACCCCTGTGTAAAGTTGGGGACTACTGGGACTGCCATTGCTGGGGATCCCAGTAGTAATGCCACGAAGAATAATCTCTTCATAACTATCTATCCAACTTATCTGATGGTAATTTCCGAAACGAATTGCCCAGTAGCACTTGTACCAGCACCACCAGCAGTCAATGACATCGTGCCAGCAGAATTGATAGTACCAGCGAGAGAACCAGCCACGCCACCAGCAGTGGTTGTGACACTTCCAAATGCGGGTAAGGTTCCAACCACACCGCTAC